TAGGCAAAGAAACAACTGACCTCGAAATTGAAAAGACCAAGGTCACGGAAAGAGAGTCCAAAAAGCGATTGAAGCAAACGCAGAAGGACCTCAAAGAATTGGGTGACAAGGTTGGGACATTGGCAGAACAAGAAAGAGCCAGACTCAAGAAACAACTCAAGGAAGAGAATGCACTCATCCGTCAGGCACAGGTTGATCGTAAGGTCATCCTAAACAAAGCCGCCAAAGAGGATGCTGATGAGGCGAAAGAAAAGGCGGCAAAGGATGCTGAAGATGCAAAGAAAAGAGCTGAAGATGCAGCCAAGGCATACCGAGAAGGAAGAACAGCAATTCAAAAAGAGATTGCCGCAGCCAATAAGTTGGTTGTAGATTCTGGCAAGACACAACAGCAGAAAGAAATTGATGATGTCAAGGCTAAATATGATGCTCTCATCAAGGAAGCTAAAAAATATAAGCAAGATACTACTGCACTTAAAGCAGCAGAAAAGTTGGAGATTGATGCTATCAACAAAGCTGCCGCTGATGCTGAACTTGAAATACAAAAGAATCTCGCAAAGCAATTAGCTGATTTCAGAAATGAAGAGCTCGACAGGGCAGAAGCAATCCAGGAGCAAGCATATCAATCCGGACTGACTGCTCGACAAAAAGAAATTGAAGAGCGCACATACTACTACGATAACCTAATTGCTGAAGCCAACCGATATGGTGTTGATACCAAAGTATTTGAAGAGCAGCGCAGAAAGGAACTCGCTGACATCAATAAGAAATTTGACGACCAAGATAAGCAAGTTGCACTTGAAAAGATAGCTCAAGAACAAGCCATCAGAGATGCCAAGATTGAGATTGCATCTTCAGTTGCTCAAGGACTTGGTGCTATTGGTGAGGCATTCATCAAGGACCAAGAGAAGCTCGAGAAATTCAACAAGGCGCAAGCACTTATCCAGATAGGTATCGACACAGCCAAAGCAATCAGTTCATTGGTTGCGATGTCTCAAGCCAACCCACTCAACTCGGTAACTGCTGGTGCGGCTGGTCTTGCTCAATACGCTGCTGGTATAGTTCAGATTGTGACTAACATTGCGAAGGCAAAATCAATCTTGATGAATCCATCAAATACATCTTCAGCCACTGCTGGAGGTGGTGGTGGAACAAGCAGCAGCGCAAGCGGAGGTTCAACCGTTCCATCATTCGTACCTGGTAACCTATTCGGTCAAGGCAACGCAGCGAACAACGTAACCGCACCGACTGGCATGGAGTCAGGTCAGAATATCACTGTCACTGCTGTGGTGAGTGAGACAGAAATCACAGCTACGCAGAACAAGGTCAACAAAATCATGAAAAATTCAGTACTATGATAAGCTACCAAGCACTCGTCAACGAAATCATCGCATTCTACAACGCCCATCTTCAGGTCAAAAAGGTAGGCTCTGACTTCAAGGAGCAGCTCTTCAACTTCGCCACCAAGGATGAGAAGTATCCGATTGTGTACATCGTTCCAGTGGATGCGATTCCAACCGAGAACACCAATGACTTCACGCTTGAGATTTATTGCTTTGACATCATCCAAAAGGACAGAGCCAACATCAATGTTATCTTGAGCGACTGCCATCAGATACTCATGGACTTGTATTTGAACTACACTTTCAGCCTCGATGATCGTGATTTTGATGTGGTCGGATTCCCAGCTCTCGTGCCGCTCAACAATGACCTCCTAGACTACGCTGCTGGATGGTTGATGACCATCACATTCACCATGGATTCATGGACCGACTGCCAGATTCCTAAACAAATTGGTGACTAATTGCAATATAAGTAATGGCACGCTACGCAAACACTGGAGAGTATAACTTCAAATATCCTTTGAGAAGGCGAGTCGCCAACACGCTCAAGAAAGTCATCAAGGATGAAGCACTCATCGACACATATACGCTATATGACTCGGTGCGTATCAATGCCAAGGTGACCACAGAGGGTAATCTCCGCATTCAGATTGTTGCTGCTTACTATTTTGGCTACCTGAACAATGGTACAGCAACCATCGCTCCATTCCATTTGGTGCAGAAATTCAACAACGCACTTGAGATGAATGGATTGATTGCTGAAATGTACGGAATGTATGTGGCTGACTTGGCGCAGAAGTTCCCAATCCTTGAGCTCGGCAATCTATTGCGTAAAAAACCAAAGGTCATCTATGACTTCGAGCCGCTATTCGGTGAATTCAACTACTCACTGGACTACTAAATCTCCAGCTCTTTTCTCATCGCCAAGAAATTAAACACAAGCACGAGCTTCATATTGATGACTTGGTCGTATTTGGTGAGGTCACCATTGCACATAGACCAAATAAGCTGCTCCCATCCCCATTTCTGCGATGACTTCTCACGCTCTGCTTCCTTCTTTTCTTCTGGGTCAGTGATATCATCGATGTCATCTACCACTTGCTCGGTCATCAGGTTCTTGTGGCTGGTGATGAAGTTATCTCTGAACTTGATATACTCGGTCAGCACACCATACATCTTGGTGATTGGTTGGTCAAGGAAGTAATGCACACGACTCGAGGTCTTGAAATCAGTTGACTCCCATTTTGCGACAACTGAATCCTCCACGATCTCGGGGATGCGATACAGCAGAGCACAGATGTTTGGCAGATATTGGATGTAGTCGCTCGTGAAGTAGTACTCCAGGTCGATGAACTCACCGAGAGTGAGGTCAGTCATTGGCTTGATATAGAACTTGCCAATCCTATCAGTATACAATTTGCTCGGCTCGGTGTAGAGCCACTGAAGGTCTTTGAATATCTCGCCTACCTCTGCGATATCGAGGTCATCGAAGTCCTCTGGTATCGAATCTGTGAGCGCACATAGGATATCGATGTTGTGGTTGAATGCACCATCCTCTGCTTTGAGTTGGCGCAGCTCAATGAACTGCTCAAGACTGACTTGATTCCACCCCTTCGGTAGTATTGGCTTGGGCATATTCAGCGATTTTCTCGGTCACAAATACAATGTAAGGAACGCAGAGCTCTGCTTTCTGTGTGCGAAATAACTTGGCTTTGTGCTTGAGGTGGGCATCAGTGAAGTGCTCGGTGTTGGAGAGGTCACTGCGCTTGAACATGATTGCCAGGATATCACTGATGTAGTGATTCGGCTTGGTGTTCACAATCTTCTCAATGAGCTTGGTCTCCTTCACTGATAGCTTGAGCTGCGCCTCATAGGTGAAGCCTTCCAACTCGATGGTTGTCTGCGCCTCATTGGGTGTGTATGAGTCGAGGTTGAATTCTTGCACGAGCTTGATGAACTCGCTGAATGGGTAGTCATCCCACATCTCTTCCTTAATGCCAAGATATTTGAACATCTCCACATACTTTTCGATGTTGTCGTAGTCTTGGTTGTTAAGGATTTGGCTAATTTTTTCGAACTGCTCGATGGTCAGCTCGCTCATTTTGTTAGGAATCTCCTGGTCAAATATCTGTATCATAATACTAAATTTTGAACAAAGATAAAAAAAAAGCAATATAAGCATGACCAAAGACCTTCCAATCTACAAAATCACCATCGATGAGGAATACTCCGATGGCGAGAATTTGGGAATCGAGATGATTGCGTTCACCAATATGCCAGCCATAAAGGTGAAGGGACTTGCATTCAGCAGCGAGAAGAAAATGCTTTTTGCTGACGATGTGAAATATCGCATCACTGCACCAGCCATGATACCGATGGACATCTATCGCAGAGATTCTGAAGAGGGTGACTATTATGTGCAGTTCACCGCTGATGTCATTGAGAAGATTCACGCCAAGTTTATGGCTGACCTCCGCAATCGTGACATCTTCAACCTGGAGCATGACACAGAAAAGAAGGTGCCAGCCTACATCCTTGAAACATGGATCGTGGACAACCCAACCAAAGACAAGGCATTCAGCACGTTTGGCATCGAGGTACCAGAAGGAACTCTCATGGTGACTGCTCAAGTGACTGACCCAGAGTACTACAACAAATTGGTTGAAGAGGGTCAAGTTGGTTTCTCAATCGAAGGCTTCCTTGGTCTGAAACTTTCGGAACAATTAAATCTTAATACAATGAAGTTACCTGATGGAGAACACACCATTGAGGACAAAATCTATGTCGTGAAAGACGGCGAGGTTGTTGAAATCAAAGAGGTGGAAAAAGAACCAACCGAAGAAGTGGTTGAGGAAGAGATGTCAACTGAAGAGGTTGCAATGGAAGAAACAACAGTTGAAGAGACAACTGAAGAGTCTACCACTACCGAAGAGGAGATGGCTATCGACCCAGCTACCGATGCAGAAGCAATTCTTGCAATCGTGATGCCAGTGATTGAGGAGCGTGAGAAGGCATTGATTGCCATCATCGCTGACCTTCGCAATCAGATGGAGGAGATGTATGCAGAGAAAGAAGAAGATAAGGCAGAGGAGCAAATTGCCGAGGCTACAATGAGCCAAAAATTTGCCGCATTTAAACAATTCAGTAATCAATAAAAAACAAATAAAAATGTCAAGAAAACTCCGTTTCGATTTGGATGTTGACGCATCCGCTCTATTGGCAGCGAACCCAGAGGCATTCTACTCTAAAGCATATTTGAGTGAAGAGTCTATCGCTGACAACTACCGCCTTTTACCAGGTGTGAAATCTAAAACCAAATTAGCGACTGTGCTTTTTGGAAATGTATTGCAAGCATCTTCTTGCCCATTCGATGCTCCAACTGATGACTTGAGCGCAGTTGAAATCGATGTATGTGCATTGAGTGCTATGGCTCAAATCTGTCAATTCGACCTTGAGCAATCATTCCTTGCCCTTCAAATGGCTAAAGGTTCAAATGGTGACTTTACTGTTGCATCTTTCATGGATTTCTACTGGAATGAAATGGCAAAGCAAATCGGTCAAGACATCGAGCTTATCCGTTGGCAAGGTGACTCCAACAAGAATGACGCTACATTGGCTCTTTGCGATGGTTACATCAAGAATCTTTTGGCTGACTCAACTGTTATTGACGTTACGAACACAACTGTGAACTCTGGAAACGTATTGGCTCAATTAGCTCTTATCTTCGCTGCTGCTCCTGCTGCAATCATCCGCAAGAAAGCTGACCTTCGCTT